AATGTAGCCTTGACCCCATTAACATCAATCATTTCCATGTCACCCATTGTTAGAATCCGGGTAGAACCACTTGCCGTCTTTAGACATAACTGCCCACCTAGCCGCACAACCTTTAGGGCATGTGTAACCGTAGTAGGGCGTGCCACGGCCTTTGGCTATCCCGGTTTTTAAAACCATTTCGCCATGTTCACAATATTGAACAGCCGGTGTACTGGTTGCAACTGCATCAACTACCTGATCTAAACTCATTGGTACTGGTTCGGCTTGTTGCGGTTTATCTTCAATAAAAGAATCACGCAAAACCCTTTCCATTAACGCTGACTTTGATCCAGGTCTGCCATACATAGCCTGTGGCTCAGGTTCAACTGGCCTAGACAATAATTCAGCATCCAAAGATTGTGTTGGTGTTATAGCCCATGGTTGCCGGGCTTTAGCCGCCATCACTTCTTGTTTAGATGCAACGCGCTTTGTAGCAGATTTCATAGCCGCAACTATGGCTCTACCCCAGGCAGAAGTTTCACAGATCATTAACTCTGATCCTGCGGTCATGCCTTTACCTGGTATTTGTTCCCAGGCAACTGCAACACCTGGCCTTACATCATGGGGATCACGGTAACAAGCGGCGGTATAAACCACATAGGTTTTACCTTCAACCTGCACAATGTCATAAGGCTTATTAGGGTTATATGGTTGCAATGATGCTTCGGGATAGGCTTCTTTTAATTGCGCAATGCGCTCAGCCACATCAACATAATCATTCATGTTCATTATTTGTTTTCCCTATCCCAAAGATTTACAACCTTTTCCATTAAATATTCATTATCGGCTTCAAGCATCTTCTGCCGCATTGATGGATGTGTTCTAACTGTGAACTTCTCCACCTTTACATTTGTTTGTTTTGTATCGGCAGTGCCGCGCTTGTATCCGGATTTAAATCCTTTGTCGTAGCCATTTTCAACTGCGACAATCCAGGTAACACCAATCAACAGTGCCACCAAAGTAAATAGGGTGATTGTTACCAACCAACCGTATATTTCAGAGTTCATATTTCACCGCTTCCTTGAACTTGTCTAACCAATAGGCTTCAACCATTTTGGCTGATAGCCTTCCTCTAACCTGCTTAGCGCCTATTGCTTTTTTGGCGTGTTTGCGGATTAAAGAAGCCTTTACAAAATGCTTACCTTTTGCATCAACATAAGCACCTGATTGTTTGTCATATTTGACTGATTCCAACTCATTACCTTTTCTAATTCAGCCGGTAGTTCAACCGGATCAACATCATTTATCACCTGATAAACAGTGCCGTTTGGGTGTATAGATGGTGGCAACACAACATAACCTTTGTGTTTAATATCTATACCTGGTATTACCTTGCCTTTAAATTGCTTTGTTTTATCGGCAAGATAATAGAAGTGATAGCCGTTATCTGTTTTAACTGTATGTGTATTAGATGTCACACATATCCGGCGGTAAGATTCCCATAGAATCCTGGATGCAATATTGCGTATATCAAAATCTAAAACTACAAGATTTGATTGCACAATGGCTAGGCCAATGTTTAATTCAGGATCATCTTTAAACCAATTTTTAACTACTAATTTATTGCTACTGGCATCAAGATAACCATGTCGCAAGAACTTACATGGTTCTTTAGATTGTGGCTTTAAAGGTAGAACCCACCAACCCTTTTCTAAGTATGCAACGGCGTTCATGCGTTCACCCATGACCCGGCATAGTTAGATGTAAAGCAATATTGACCCATAGCATTGTCATAAGAAATGCTGTAGTCGTATCTATTTTGTTTTAGAAATTCGGTAGCCAATATAACTGATGCATAATTCTCTACCCAATAAATAAACTTATGTGACCAACAGATCGTATCTTCAAATCTATCTCTTTGAGATGACCACTCTGTATTGCCAGCCCATTCCATTTGGGCTTCGGTCAAACCTTCAAATTGATTTTTAGTAAGTTTCATTATTTTTGTACCGTAAAGTAATCTGATATGGACATAACATCTTTCATGCGTTCTTTGCTATATGCAATTTCATCTGTTATGTATTGTTGTGCATCTGCTTTTGTATCAAACCAAATTACTGTTGAATAAGTTAATACTGGATTTTTTGTTACTACATACCATTGATTATTTAACTTATGGTGCTTGATTGTATATTTCATAATTAACCCTTCCTGGTCAATTGCGTTTGTAAATGCAATTAAACACTAAGGGTCTGACAAATGCAATTACCCAGTACGGCGTTTCATGTGATCTACATCACCCAAAAGCCTTACCCATGGCTGTGAATGACCCATCAACATTAAATGGAATCATCTCTACGCTCACATTGCCACGCTTGATGTGGATGATGACCGCCCCGGCCTGCCAATTGGCGTATCCTTTGGTGTAGGACATCTTTTTTAGGTCACAGGTGTGACCACACTCAACCCCTACTAAAACCCTCTCTAATCGGCCATTAAAGGCTTCTGAAGCACATGTGTAGCCCAATCTGTGCGTGTGTCCCGACACGACGCTTCTGCCCCACCTTTTACTAAGGTTCAGCGCGGTCTGACCGGCAATATTAGATATGACCCCTTCATCTCCATGGCATAAAACAAAGTTAGTGCCTGGGATTGGATAAGGCTTAGATGCGTAATGGATGCCTAAATCATTAAAGCCCATAAAGTTTGCATATTGTAGTTCAGGTAATCCCATTAAGCCGGGTATGCGTTGGATTGATTTGTACAATCTATCTGAATGATTTGATCTGCTAACTACATCTGTTTTCAAATCAAATAAAATATCCTGACATGTTGCCCTATCTTCATCTAAGGTTTGCATAAATGATTCGGCCTTACCATCTGCAAATCTTGAAATGGTATTGAAATCCATTTCATCACCAACATTTAAAACTAAATCAAATTTAAAAGCCTTTACCAATTTTTTTAGGTTGATGACCGCTTCTGAAAACTGAAATGGAACTTGCAGGTCACTAATTACAAGATATTTAGCATTAAATGATTTATCTCGCTTAATCTTCATCCTCATCTTCTGTTGGATCAATTCGGGGAATGATCTCAGTGGGTTGACTTCCTGGATTGATCCAATCAGGCATTGATGCACCTGGTTCGGTAATTAACCAAAATGCAACATCATGGCTAAAACCTGCGGCTTTGGCCGCTTTGAAAACTTCGTTCAAGGTTATGTAATGATTTTCTAATTTATTTAATGCTTCAGCCTTGCGTGGCGCACGCCTCCTACGCTGTGGTGCTTTCCTAGGTTTTTTAGTAGCCATAGTCACCAATTTTAGATCATACTATTCCGCGAATAGCGCGTTCAACGCCTTCTTCAAGACTAATTTTTGGGGTGTAGTAATCGCTAAGCATGGTTGGATCACCCACCCGATAGGCCACGCCTGCCGGTTTATCGGTCAATACCTTAAACCTTTTGGCAGGTGTGCGCTCATGTCCCAGGATTTTTAAAGCCATCTGTGCCAATTCCATAAATGTGGTTGCCCGGCCTGTACAAAGATTTATTGTTTGATTGCAATTGTTTTGAACCATAGTTAATACCGCTTCAACTATGTCATCAATGTGTATGAAATCCCTAGTAGTAGTTGATTTACCCCAAATGTTAAAAGGGTTCGCGTTCATAATGGCGCGTTCAATAATTGATGGAAATGGATAATCTAAATCCTGATCTGTACCGTATCCGCTAAATGGTCTAAGGGTTAATACCTGTGCGCCTTCTTCACGCAAGTAGTTCATTAACATTTCACCGGTAAGTTTTGACCAGCCATAAGACATATCAGGCTTGCCTATTTTATTAAAGTTAATATCTTTTTCTTTTAACTTCTTCTTTTTAGTTAGTGTTTGTAGTTCAATTGGATAAGCGGCTGATGATGAAAAATAAACAAGATACGGTTGTTTAGTTCTCATTGCCCAAGATGCAAACTCTGCATCAATGGCTAGATCAACCGCTAAGGCTAACGGTTCATTCTCTATAAGCATCCGGCCACCTACTACTGCGGCCAAATGAATTACAAGATCATATTGCTTCTTCTCTAATGCAAAAAATTTACGGCAATCAACACCTTGTTTTAAATCTACCAAAGTTAAATTAACATTAGGTAGCGCACGCCTAAAGGCTCTACCTACAAAGCCATGTGATCCTGTGATCAATATGTTCATTTAAGTTTATTAACCAAATTTGCATACTCTGCCGATCTAACATACTTTTGCAATGTCAATAAATCTTGTTCATACCATAGGGGTTGATTAACTCTTTCATATCCTTCATCCATTTCGGCCTTACCTGCAAATGGATGTAAATGTTCAATAATCACATCAGGTAAATATTTTAAACACTTTAAATCAATGCCTAATTCCTTAACAAAGTTATCAAAAAATAAATGTATGCATCCGGGAAATGTCATACCTCTGAGTTCATTTACAATACTTCGGGTCATTGCATAAGCGGTTGGTAAATTCTCACCCTGTAATAAATCATTACCATAGGCAATGCCTTGATCTAAATTTAACGCTTGAATAAAGGCTTTATCCCAACCCTGGGTTCTAGGAAGGTGATCATCACCCATGAAAACAAAATAATCATATAAAGGATACTTAGTAATATCCAAAAGCATAACCGCACCGGTATTAAGAGATTTAGCACAACCACCTGTTTTATTATCCGCAGGTAACTTTTTATAGTTTTCACTTTTGGCGTACTCATTCCATTTAGGATCATCATTATCTATAACAATGTATAGATCGGCTTCTGCCCCAGTATCTTTAAAAGCCTGGGCTAACCTTTCGGCGCTTTCAGGCCTACCCCTACTAGGTACAACCACACACATCTTCATGGCCATAGGGTAGGGGATAGGGCTGACTTACTTCTTAGATATAAGGATTTGATACAGCGTGTCTATCTTTTCTTCTATGCGTGCAACGCGGCCTTCTAGGTTATGGCCACCATTGCCATCAGGTTTTAACTCACTTAGATAATGTTTAACCAACCATCTTACAGAAGCAATAAATGATCCAATTATTGTAACAATAGATACAACTAATGCCATCTGATCATTCGCGTTCATTAACTATTGATTCCAAATTTATCATCCGCAGGATCAAGATAGCGAATTAAAGGTGCAACCAAAGCACCTGCCAAAATTGCATATTCAGGTTTAACATCTGCAACCAAAGCCAACAAGGTTGTAACTGTTGCACAGGCAACACTTCTTAGATATGACTTAATCACTTCTTTTTGTTTTGTAGTAATTTTCATTTTAATCCTAACTCTTTGATTTTTTTTACAACCTCATGTTGGGTTAATGCTATTTCAAAATGCATATCATCTTTCCGTTTCTTGTAATTGCCGCCCCAGTTCAACCCATATTTAGTTATCAGTAGGTTAATTGTATTACGCTGATCCTTATTAAATGTATTTGACTTGCCCAAAGGATGCTTAATTGCATTTAAGTCTATGGCAGTACCGGATGAATGATTGCTTAATACCCGATCTGATGACCTGGTCATTCTAAATGCGTATCCCCAATCATCTAATTGGCCTTCATCTATTGGCTCAACTGATTCATTAAATTCTTTAC